GGCGGTATCTGCACCCCAGAAGCCGCAAGGCTCTGGAGAACCTCGAACGTGTCCTGCGTGGTAGTGACGCTATCCGGCGCATCGTCGAGGATGATGTCCACGTCGAGCGCGCCGATCTGATTGGCAATCTGCGGCTGGCCGGTCATCGGATCGATCTGCAGCTCGTTGATCTTCACGAACTGCGCTGCCTCCTGCTGGTCCGTGACCCTGATCCAGCGCTCGGCCTGCCAGTGCTTTCGGATGTTCGACCACATGGCGCGATAAACGCGCAGCTTCCAGTCGTTCCAGCCATCAATGAAAGGCCCGAGCTCCGCGAGGCCCGACTGCTGCAGCAGCGCAATGGCTCTGCCGCTCTTTTCCATGCCTTTTTCGACTAGCGTCGGGCCGTAATTCTCGATCTCCGACTTCGCCTCGGCCAGCATTTCCATCTGGCCCTGCCACTCGGCTTGCTTCGCAGCATCCTCGAAGCTGATCCCGCCTTCCATGGTGAACTCGAGCACGCCGTCCGGTCGTGCGGCCTCGGCGCGGAGCCTCTCGACGTTCTCCACCGCGCCCTTGCGCACGAGCATGCGCCGCGTATTGAGCTGATGCAGCGCCTTGGAGCGCCGCATGTTCATTTCGTCCTGCGGCGACTTCATATTGCGCACGAAGCCGTAGCGATCGCCGTCGTGATCGACGTAGGCACTGAACGCCAGGAAGGACGAGGCGCTCTTGCCCTTATCGTCGACGAAGGGACTGGCAGCGCTCGCCAACTTCACCCGCGCGCTGTAATGGCAGACGTGCCACTCGCTGCGCTTGATGTACTCGTGCTCAATGACGCGGACGCGCTTCTGCTCGACGTCGATCCAGCGCTTCTCACGGTCCTGCTGCGCCCAGCTCTCGATGTCGCCGCCTGACGTAAGCAGCGTCTCTAGCTCATCGGCATGCTCAGGATACATCTCCTGAGCGACCTCAAGATCCAGCCACTTCGCTACACCCAAGTAGCGACAGTCCGAGAAGTCCGGCCGGTAGCTCCGCGGATCGTAGAAGAACGTGTCGTCATCCACTGCGATGAGCGTGATCTCGGCATCGCCCTGATCGCCGGGCTCGAGCACCATCTGCGCGCAGCCAATGCCCTCGCGCCCGGCATTGCGTGTCGCCTCGATGCCGACTGCCTTCCAGCGCGCGCGATCCAGCGCATAGCGCAGCGCCTCAGTGGCGATCTCCGCTTCCTGATCGTGCTGCGGAGTGCGCGGATAGGCTTTCGGGTCCTGCCAGAGCTTCTTCAGCGTGCCAACGACACCGTCGATCTTTCTATTAATGCGGTTGAAGGTGATGACTGGCTGCTTGCGCTTTTTAAGGACCGCTATTTCATCAGTAGACCACTGGTCCCCATGGTAATACATGCGGGCTAACCGCATTTCTTCTATTTCGGCACGCTTTGCATGAGACCAATCAGTATATTGTCTTTTTAATCTTGTAATACTCTCGCTCTCATTCTCTTCTTCATAGCTCCCGCCAGCCACGGGCGAAGAGCCGGAGCGCTGATAGTCAACAAGGGACATGGATTAGGAAGCCTTACAAAGCCTTGCGGCTATGTGCTAAAATGCATGACGGGCCAGCGTTGAAGCGCCAGCCCGCCACTAAACACAGCAACCTTGTGCGAGGTCGCCACGCCCTCTCGCTAATCCCCCAGCCACCACCACCGGAGGGCATGGCTCAGACAAGCCCTAGCTCTTGACGCGTCCACTCGCGCAGTTGACGGTAGGCAAATTCCTTGAGGCTCTCACCCGGCTCAGGCAATGGCACATTCACCTTCGCCTGCTCACGCGCCTCTCGTAGCACGGCGGCACAAAACAGCCGCACTATCAGCTTGCGCCTGAGAGTGGCCCTGAGACAAGGCCGCGCGCGCCGGATGTGACGCAGTTCCTTCATCAGAGCGCCTTTATGCTGTAATCCTCTCGTTCTTTCTCGCTGTAGCCAGTGCCGTCGCCCTTTTTCTCTGGCGCGTCCTTCTGTGGCACCCAAGGCCGGCTCATGCACGCATACCGCGCCTCGTCGGCCACATGGTCCTCGGCATCCGTGTCCACGTCCTCGGCCCGCTTTGGATCGTGCGGCAGCACCGGCACCGTGCGAATGAAGTCGCGGCAGGTGTCGAAGACGTAGAGCATCGGCTTGCCGTCCTTGCCCTTCAGCCGCTGCCGCATTTCGTCCCAGCCGCCCATCGCGCCATTGCCCGACACGCGCTTGTTGTCAGCGGGATTGAAGAAGACGCCGAGCCGCGTGAAAATTTCGGCTCTGGAAGGTCCTCCATCCTCTGCAAATATGGCTGGATCGGCAACCGAATAGGTGATCGTATCGGCGGCATCGCGTTCCAGTATACCACGTGCGACCTCCTCGATCGTCAGCTTCAGGCCCTTGCCGGAATGCGCCCCATACCACTCGCGATACCGCACAAGCGCGCCGCGAGGAATGCCCTTAGCGTCATCCCCCGCCACCGCCCACCAGCCCACCGAGAACGGCGCGGCCGAGCCCCAATCGAAGGCTCGAAACCGGAGCCAGTCCTTTGGCACAGCGATCGGCGCAATGACATGCTTCTTCGTGTCCCAGCAATCAAAGAATGCGCCTTCAATGGCACTCCAGTCGCCTTCGAGCCACGCCTTCACCAGGGCCGCCGAGCCCACCATGCGCAGCCGGTCGACGTAGCCGGCATCCTTGTCCAAGAGCACCACGTTGTCGGTGATCCTCGCCGGTATGACCGCGGCAATGGTCTTGATGCCGCTCGCCCGCTCCACCTCCACCGTGCACGGCTCTCGAGGAAACGGGATGAGCTTGTAGCGGGCGCTGATCCAGTGCTGGCCCGCGCCTCCCGGATTGCCGGTCAGGATCATCTGGATCGGCACGCCGGCCGCCGAGCGCATCGTCCCGAACAGCCGGTCGATCGGCGCCGGGTCCGGATATTGCCCAGCCTCCTCCACCCAGACATCAGTAAGGTTGCGCCCCTGATACTCGTCCGCGTCCGCGATCGTGTCCAGGTAGGCGAATGCCACTCGTCCTCCGTTCGGCATTCTCCAGAGTAGCTTGCTCTCATTGAACTTGCCGCCGAGCGGCGTGTAGATCTGCCGCGAGCGCTCGATCGCGTCCTCGGAGCTCACGGTAGTCCTCCTGAACATGACCGCATTGAAGTGCTCGCCGTGCGCGGCTTCCTTCAGAGCCCACTTGCCAAGCACCGCATCCGTCTTGCCGCCGCCCCGCGCGCCTCCAAGGAAGACCTCGCCGGTCGGGCAGCGGACCAGCGCGCGCTGCGGCTTGGACTGTGGTCGCCAGACGACGATCGGCGGCAGCTCACGTGGCTTCAGAGCCTTCAATGCCGCGCGCATGCTTCAGCGTCCCGTTCAATATCCAAGGCCCACGGGTGCGCAGGCCGAAAGTCTTCCTCTCTCTCACGAGATTCTGATACCAGGCTTGCTGCCAGACGTTCCATTCAGGATCGCCACGCTCTGGACGAGGCCCGTGCTTCCATACCGTCCTGTCCTCGGCCCAAACCTCGCAGAGCCTGCCTAAGCAGCGGTAGATGGTCCTGGTGGTGCATCCAAGCTTTTCCGCCGCCCGCTTGACGGACGCGCCGGGTCCGCTGACCGCCATGATTACGCGACCCTCCCAGTCGCATCTGAGGCGGGCTTTAGCGTCCTCCGTCATGCCGGCATTCTAGCAGATTGCTTCAGTTTCCACGCCTTGATACGCTCGATCTTTCGCCTGTGCGCCGCCAATTTCCGCTTGAGGTTCCGCCGTCGCTCGCATCCATGCGAGGTAAGGCTCTTGCCGAATGCAATGTCCTCCTCGGCCTGCGCCAATTCCTCAAGCAATTGGGCCTCATGGTCGGCCAGTGAAGTGTCGGGCTTCATGCCCGCATTCTAGCATCGGGCGGCCCTCCTGGCGATGCTTGGGCCGTAGCGCCCTGGTGCTAGGGAACAGGGCGTTCGGCATACACTGCCAGGAGAGCCATAGTATGCTATGGTGCGGCGCATGATCGCCATCTCTTGCCCCGACTGCGGGAAGCCCGTCCTCTGGCACTTGCGCCACGAGCACCGCTGTCAGAAAAGCAAGCCAAAGCTGGAGGGGCTGTGGGACGATGTGAAGCGGGAGCGCTACGCTGAACTAGAGCCCAAACCTCAGAAGAGCAAGCCGGCCAAGAACCCCACCACCAAGCCCGTCGCGAAGACCGTGCCGAGCAAGAGCATCTCGCCCTCCAGCCGGCGCATAATTACACCTCCGGAGCCTGTAACTACGCCTGCCCGTAATTATGGGAGCGAGGAGGAGCAACGGGAGGCCGAGGTCCGGCGCGTCACGGAATGGCGCAAGAAGCCGGAGAACCGCGCCAAATACAATGCCTATCAGCGCAAGCGGCGCGCTGCCCAAAAAGCCCTGAAGTCCTAGCTATCGAGGTGCTTTGCGCCGAATTCCGCCTCCCATTCCTCGGTAGTTGGTAGCTCTGGAGAGACGATGTAGGTTTGCTTCACTTCTCCGGAGTGTTCGATGGCTGCGAGGTCTGGGATGATCTTGCGCAAAAGACCAAGTGCGGCAGAGACTTGCGAGGGATCAAGCACGCTTGCTCCAAGCACATGCTTTTGCAAGCGATTTACCAACTGACTTGATTGGATTTTTGCGCGCGCCTCGTGATCGTGGATGAGCTTCTTGGTACGCGCGGCCATCACCTTCTCACGACTGGTGGTGGGTATGGGTAAGGCGTTTGCACTATGACTGGCTCCATGAATGAGAAGCGTGCGCTGCAGGCAGTGAGGGTGAGGGCGAGCATAAGAATGATGGCTTTTGCGCTCACATTTTGAATTCGCGTGCGACAAAGCCGATGAGTGTCGCGATGGAGACGAGCGAGAGGGTGAGGATGTATAGCCCCATCAGTCTGCTCCCTGCGGTTTGATTTCGATGGTGCCCTCGAACTCGTAGATTGTGCCCTCGCGCTCGAATTGCCCGGTGACGTCTACTTCAATGGGCTCTTCAGGCTCTGGAGGCGTCTCGTCGAGCATTGGCGGGGCGTCGGAATAGGGATGCTCGCCGAGTGCGCCTTGGGTGCCGCCCATCCAATGCGCCCAGCCCTCGAGGCGCTCGATGTCGGGAGTGTCGAGAGTGCCTACGCCCATGATGAGGACGAGGGTGTCGGCATTCACCACCTCGTGGCCGGCGCCGGAATGCAGGAATGTCCATTCATCTGCCGGGTATGCGGGAACATCGCCGATGATGGACGAGGTGATCTCTATGTCCTCGCCGTCGAGGCGCTGGGAATTGGCCATGCCGAGCTGCGAGAAGAGCGAGTGCGGGCCAGCATCTGTGATAGTGTTGCCGGGCGTGTAGAAGCGCGGGCCGTCGTCCAGGTAGCCGTTGCCCATGGCGACGGATTTCGCGGGTCCGGTGGAGCAGAGGTATGCGGCGACACCTGCGGTAGGGGTAGGCCAGTTCAAGCCAATGAAAGCCTGGTCTGAGGCAGTGGTCAGGGTGCGGCCATACCAGAAGAACCACATGCCGCCGGCAGGGGTGCCGGAAAGCTGGTATTTGAGCATTTCGCCAGCCGCATCGGCGCGGATGGTGGCGAGGCCGTTCAGGTCAGTGCCTTTGGTGGGCGGGCCGAGGATGCTGGCGCCGACTGCATCGCTCCCGGCATTGGCGAGGGCGGTGAGGGCAGAGCCTGAGAAAGTGGCATTGGGTCCGAAGAGCAAGACCCTGGCCCCGAGAGCGTCCGGCGTCCAGCCGCCCTCCACGGGTGGCGGAGTGGGTGGCGGGGCGACATAGGGTGGTTCCACGGGAGGCGGCTCAATTTCTCCTCCATTGGGGGCAGTAGGAACGCCCGTGGTGCCTTTGTATTCGAGATCCTGGGAGGTGGAGGCTGCGCGCACGGGAAACGCGCTGGTGAGGCTTAGAATGGTTGCACCGTCGCGCTTCAGGCGGGCGGCGGGCGTGCGGTTGGTGATCATGGCCACGCTGGCCACAATCATGTCCGTCCCGGTGGCAGTGCCGATCGTGCCGTCACCGCGATCGACCTCGAGCGTAGCGTTGCTGGTGAGATAGGCAATCGCCTCAATGTTGTTCTGGGCGGCATCGGCGGGTGCTGCGCTGGCGTTCTTGGTGGCGCTGGGCTGCCCGGAGCCGGTCTGCGGCCAGGTGTCGGTGCGCTCGGGACGGTGGAGGAGAGCGATCTGGTCGCGCTTGATGACTGGCGAGCTGCCAGTCTTGTAGCGAATGGCGTAATATGCCGACATATCGCGGAAGAAATTCTGGATGCCCTTGCCAGGTTCGCTCGGCCCGACATGGTTATGTTCCGAGTAGTCGTTCCAAGTGGCGAT